CGCGCACGCTATCGAGGCGTCAGCAACCGTGGCGCGGAAGAGTGGCCGAGCGGTTTAAGGCACCGGTCTTGAAAACCGGCGAACGGGCAACCGTTCCGTGGGTTCGAATCCCACCTCTTCCGCCAAGGCATCATTTCAGAGCTTCTCAAGACAGCCGAAAAGTGGCGAAAATCCGCCATTTTTAGTCTTGCTGATTAACCCACATTGTCCCAAACCATCCCCGTGCAGCGCGCACGATTTGGGGGCATTTTGGGGGCATCAGAAATGGGAGTTGGGGGCATCGGCAAACTGGAGGCTTCCAGGTGCTGACCGACTTGGCGTGCCGCCGCGCGAAGGCGGAGGAGAAGCCGTACAAGCTTCGCGACGGTCAGGGCCTCTATCTGGAGGTGCTGCCGAGTGGCGCGAAATCCTGGCGTTGGAAATATCGAATCGGCGGAAAGGAGAAGAGGCTGACGTTCGGCCTCTATCCTGGCGTCACTGCAGCGGAGGCCCGCGAGAAGCGTGCGATCGCGGCTCGCGCTCTGCAGAATGGGCAAGATCCAGCCTTGGAGAAGCGGCAGCGCAAGGCTGCAGCGACAGCCCAAGCGGGCGCATCTTTCGAGGCGATGGCGGTCGAGTGGATGCAAAGCCAGGAACCGGTCTGGTCCCAACGGCACGCCGCCTTGGTGAAGAGCAGCCTGGAGAAGGATGTCTTCCCTCACCTAGGATCGCTGCCGATCGATTCGATCACTACGCCCCTGGTGCTGGAAGTCCTGCGACCGATCGAGGCGCGCGGCGCGATCGAGACAGCGCATCGGACGCGACAACGTTTGTCAGAGATTTTCGCACGCGCGATCGGCAGCGGCATCGCTACCACCGACCCGGCGGCCGTTGCCGGCCGGGCGCTGGGCAAGGTGGCGAAGGGCAAGTTCCCGGCCGTACGCACCATCGAGGTCGCACGCGACGTGTTGCGGAAAGTGGAAGCTCAGCCGGCGCACCCGCTGACGAAGCTCGGCTCGCGCCTTCTGGCCCTTACCGCGGTTCGCTCCGCTGCTCTGAGGCTGACAACGGCGGAAGAGTTCGAGGAGCTGGACGGCCCCAATCCGATCTGGCGCATTCCGGCCAACAAGATGAAACTGGCAGTCGAGCGAAAGCGCGATCAGGATTTCGCCTTTGTCGTCCCCCTCTCTCGACAAGCCGTCGCGACGGTCAAGGTGGCGATGGGGTTCTCAGGCAAAGCCGCGCTCATCTTCCGCAGCGTGCGCCATCCACGCCGGCCGATCAGCGACAGCACGATCAGCAAAGCCTATCGCGACGCGGGCTTTGCCGGCGTGCATGTTCCTCATGGCTGGCGGTCGACCTTCTCGACCGTGATGAACGAGCGTGCTGCTGTCGCAGACCGGATCAGCGACCGCGCAATAATCGACCTTATGCTGGCGCACATACCCGAGGGTGTGGAGGCAGCTTACAATCGGGCGTCCTACATGCCTCGGCGTCGCCAATTGGCGCAGGAGTGGGCGGACCTGCTCACCCAAGACCTGGTCGACCCAGTGGAATTGTTGACCGGGCCGCGCCGCATCTGAGCGGTCGGGGAGCAGCGGCATGACCGCGCGCTCCCCTCGCCCACGCGGCCTGAGCCGCGTTCGCCGGCACACCTACGATATCGACAGCCGCGAAGGTGCAATCCACGCGCCGCTCGGCGGCGACGGGACGCTGGAAAGCGCGCGTCTGGCGATCAAGGCGTTGTTGTTGATGATCGACGAGGTGCAAGTCGCTACCGCGAACGCGGTCCAGTACAGCCAGGGTCTGTTCGGCCGCGCTGGTGTGGCGGCGCTGAAGGTGCTGTTCGACCCGAAGCACGGCTTCGACCATTTCTCGGGCACCAACGACTTGGCCAACAGCCAAATCGCTGAACGGGTGGGCTGCAACCCGCGCCATTGGCAGCGCCTGAAGAAGCGGTTCGCCGAACTGGGCATCATCACCTATGTCCACCGATCGATGAAGACCGGGTTGGCGACGGCGCCGGGCGTCGACCAGGATATCCAGATCAGCGACCTCTACTATTTCTCGCCGGACGATCTGGCACGGCGGGCGCCGTGGCTCCGTGAAATCTATGATCAGACGCTCGGCCGGCTGAAGCGCGAACGCTACGCCCGCGAAACGCGCGAGGAGAGCCGAGGCAAGCCGCCCAGTCGTACGCCGCTGGTGAAGCGCGCCAGGCCCAAATGTCGCATCCCTGCCCTGCTCAATCCGGTCGGATGGGCGCGCTGCATGGCCGCCATCGCGGCCGCCCAGGTCAAGCCGCCGGAGGATTATGCGACCCGCGAAGCGGCAGCCATCGCCTTCGCCACCCGCCTCGCCTCGAAAGCCCCACCGGGGTGACATTTTGTCGAAGCCCGATGGGTTCCAAGGTTTAAGGAGATAAGGAAGCGAGCTTCGCTCGGACAGTTTGAGATCCCCCCACGCCGAAATGGCGCACCCCCCTCACCCGACCGCCAAGACCCGGCTGTCGGTGCGTGGCGGCTTGCGCCGCCCCGGGCTGCCCAGGGGGGATTGGCGGAGAAATCCGTCCTCTCAATCCAGCGTCGCGCCGGCGGGGCCGTCGACCAGGATCGCCGCCCAGGCATCGAACAGCGCCCGACGCGGGCCAAGGTGTGTCGAGCGGTTGTACGCCCCCTCGACCGCAACGTTAATCTTCAGCTCGGCCGCCTCCTTGCCGCCGCCGGCATGGCCCAGCGCCCGGTCGATCGTGCCGCGCTGGTCCGGCATCTGCTCGTTCAGGATCGTCGAGAAGCTGGCCCGCCAGCCGTGCGGCACATGCCGACCGGCATAGCCGGCGCGGCGATACAGGTCGCCGATTGCGCGCTCGGCGATCGGCGCGGTGCCGCCGCCGGCCGGGAAGATCAGCGGCGAAGCGTCCGCGATAGCACGAACACGCCGCAGCACCGTGACGGCCGCCGGCGACAGCGGGACCAGGTGATCGTTCGCCGGGTCAAGCTTCTTCTCGGCCGAAAGCTTCATCCGCGCCGCCGGCACGCGCCAGACTGGCTCGGCGCCGTCGAGATCCTCGATCTCGTCCCAGCGCGCGCCGCGCAGCGATCCAAGGCGGACGGCGGTCAGCGCCAGGAATCGCGACGCCAGCACGACGACGGGCGCGGCGCGCAGCGCGTCGACGGCCGCGAGCAGGTCGCGCAGCTCGGCCGCGTCGACGATCGCCGGCTGGCGGCCGCCCGCACGCGCCTTGGCGAGGCCTTCCGTCACTTCACCGGCGGGGTTGATGTCGCACCAGCCCTCGGACATCGCCAGCTTGAAGACGCAGGAGATCCGCTGCTGGATGCGGCGCGCCGTCTCCTTCGCGCCGCGCGCCTCGATCGCGCGCAGCAGCGCCAGCACTTGCGGCCGCGTCACCTCGCCGAGCGGCAGCGCGCCGATCGCCGGGAAGGCGTCGCGCTCCAGGCTCACCAGCACGTCGCCGGCATGGATCGGCGTCCAGTCCGGCACGCGCAGCGCGTGCCAGGCGCGCGCCGCCTGATCGAAGGTCCGGGCGCCGGCCGACGTGCGATCGGCCGCGCGCGGGTCCTCGCCACGCGCGATCAGCTCCTGCGCCGCATCGCGCCGATCGCGCGCCTGGTCTAGCGTCACCTCGGGATGGCTGCCGATGACGAGCAGCTGTTCCTTGCCGCCGAAGCGGAAGCGCAGCCGATAGGATTTCAGGCCGGACGGCGCGACGAACAGGAACAGCCCGCGCTCGTCGTAGATCTTGTAGGCGCGCGGCTTCGTCCGCGCTGCCTTCACGGCTGCGATGGTCAGCATCGATACCTCATGGGATTGGCGCACCGATCGCGGCGCGCTAGGCTGGCGGCATACCCAGCGGAGCGCTGGGGCCGAAACACGTCTTGGTCCGCTCGCGAGGCCCCAGGCCGGCGGTTATAGGGCCGCCTTACCGGCCCCTTTTATCGTCGGCGGGAGGCGCCGCCCGCCGACGATTCCTACTCGAAAGCACGAAGTGGCACTGGGCGCGGTGGGTGATCCCACGACGTTTTCCGCCCGAAAGCACGAATGTACACATGCCGCGACGCGGCTGAACCAAAGCGTCCTACGTGGGTTGCGTCACCAACAATGAAGTCGATTGTAAGTGTCGCGCGGGATCGACTGTTCCCGAACGATGCGCAGATACCCTGCAGGCTCGCGTTTCAGCGGTAAGGAGATGGTGATGAGCGGAACCAGCAAAGAGCGCCGCATCATGGGAGTCATGACGATAGGCTGCGCAGCGATTGCGTTGGGTGGCTCTGTCGGCTTAGGCGTCTTGGAAAAGAAGCGCACGCAGGAACAGATTGCAGTTGCCAAGAATCGCGGACAGGTTTCCAAGTGGCAAGAACTTGAGCGTCGTCGGGCACGCATGTCCCACACGACCGTGGCTGCCGCTGTAAACGCCCGATAACGTTGACGCTATTACCGCGGCTGAGATACCCTCCGCCGCAGTGACGCAATTCTGCGCTATTCCTGAGCTGATGTACCCCTGATAGCAGCGGGCGTACCCCACGGCGGCTTACGCCCAGTAGCGGACATAAATTCGTTGATGCAGAAGGGCGAGATGGCCGACCAGCACTCTACTCCGCTCTCAACGTTCTATCTGCTGCGCGCCTCATATGATTTGGAACGTCTGCAGCTTCTATTCGCGGACGGACAGGAACGTCCGTCTTTAGAGGTGGTGTTCTCGATGCCGCGAGCCTTCCGAACGTTCGCCGAGAGCGACTACTGGCACTATCTTAGGGCTTTTGAGGGGAGGTCACTTATCCAGTGCGCTGATCCGGGCTGCGGCATCGAGCTAAGCAGCAGCGCTCCCTACCTTGCTGATTATCAGGATTATGCTCGGGCTCAGGACGAAGAGACGACGTTCTCCTGCCTGATCAGAACGCCGGATCAATGTGTGGAGGTGATTTGCTTTGAAGAGCCGACGCTTCGGCACCTGTGATGTCCGCTTGCCTCCAAAAATGCGGACATTCGCGGCGGAGACAACCTCCGCCGCAGTGACGTATTTTGGCCTTTTTCGGACCCATGTGCCCCTGCGCAGCTATACTTATACCCCACGTTCGTTCTACCAGTCAGTAGACGTTTAGGGGCGCCCGAAGCCCGACATTTGGCTATTGTTGATTAGAAAGTTTTGAATTCTAATCTCTAAAGCTTTAGCGGGCTTGTAAATTGTTAAATACAATGCCAAGTTTAAGCCACTGGGTTCTCTTTTGAGCATATCCCAGCTGAGAGATGATTCGCGCTCCCGCTCCGGAGGGGTTACGCATGGACATCAACTACATTCTTGGCCGGGAACAAACCTCGCTTTATAATGCACTGCAAGCGCATTCGGCACCCGCCAGAATCGCTCATGAGAAGCTAGCGGCGGCTTACGGGCAATTGCTTGCCGACAGCGGCTTCCCCCATCGCCCCATCATCAAGTTCCGCATTGGCGCTGCAATAGCAAATTCCGAAGACGCATGTGATAGCGGCGATAGTAATACCTCGCCAAACGATATAAATCTTTCCCAATTTTCAAATAAATCTGAGACTTTAGCGCTAGGCGAGACGGCATTAACGGTGTCGGATGCAACCTGGTCCAAGCATCATAGACAGCAAGCTCAAGTTTTCAAAAAAACAAATTCACATCGGTACGCTGATAAAGAAGTGGCTTTTGGTGGCTCGCCGGAAAAATGCTTGGAATCGGCAAAGCAGGCAATCTCTGTTGGGGAGCGCAAGTTTTACCTCAACCAGGCTGCAATGTACGCCTACATTGAAGAGCAATGCAAGAACGATAAGTCATGATGTGGTTTGTAGCAATCATAGCTGTCGTATGGGGTCTTCCATTAGCACTGGGAATGACTGTATATTTTTCCTGCAAGGCATCAAAGCGCTTCAAAGTGGTTGTTGTGAAAATACTGGTTTAAATGCAATGATTGACCTTTTTGAAGAGATTAGGGCGGCGCATCTGCTTTCCTGCGACGAGGCGCCGGAGACACCCTCCGCCGCGCGCAGCGTGAAGCGAAGATCTTTCGACAGCTTAGTGGGCGATGTGGGGTCGCTAATACCCCTGGGTATACCCCAACCGTTGCAAGAACATATCAAGAACGATACGCTGGCGGTTATGGCCGATCGGATTGCAATGATCGCCGTATGCGTCGTGGAGGAGTATCTCGAACGCTGCGGCAAAAAGGAGGGCTTCAAGCCGCCTGAGCATCCGCTGCGCCTGGCGCTCGCCTACCTCTACATGATCGCGCGGGACGATCCTGGCGTCGGTCCGAAGACGCGCGAGCCCTTCGACGAGTTGTGGCGCGAGATGATGCGCGGCCTTGATCCGGGGCGCTACTTCGACGGCTATGTTCGATCGACGATGGCCAACGCCTGCTACCGGAAGATCCGCCGGATGGTGCGTCTACCGGAGACGCGCGAGATCGAGGACGCGATCGCACGGATGCGGCAAGCCGGCCGCAAGGGTGATCAGCCCGAAGGCTGATCGACCCTCCGCAAGGTTGCCACCAGCATCCGGGCGTCCGTGACGCTCCGCTCGATCCCGACAATCTCCACCGTCACGCCGTCCAGCGTGGCGTGCCCGCCGACATCGAACCGCTCCCCCTCGCCCCGACGCAGGCGGGGCGGCGGGATCGCCGTCACGAACGCGGCCTCGGTATAGCCGCCGCGATGACGAAGGCCGACCACACCGCGATAAAGGCCCGGTAGATCGGCCATCCCGCGCCCGGCGCTGATCACTTCCCCGACGATCTTGCTCATCTCTGTGCCCATTTCACGATCATGGTCATCTGCGTCCGGCTGGGCGGCGTCGAGTTCGTGTCGATGGTCAGCTCGATGCCCAGCGCCGCGCCACCGCCATTGAAGATCGGCGCGCCCTGCATCGCCGGCGTGATCACGGGCCAGAAAACCAGCTCGGGGTCTACCGCCGGGTCCGGGTCGGTCAGGCGGGGGCTGCGGCCATCGCCGGTCAGGATCTGCATGCCCGCCAGCTCGGCTTCGGCGGTCAGCGCCAGGGTGAAGCCGGTGATGGTTTCGCCCGGGCTGAGCATCAGGTCGCCGTCGCCGCGCGAGATCCTGACCTTGAGGGCGCGGCGATCGGCCGGATCGAGCACGCGGGTGAAGGCTGGTGCGGTCGGGGGATTGGCCATGCGGGTCTCCTGTCAGAGGCGGAGGGTGGTGGAGCCGGCCGCGACGAGGCGCAGGATCTGGCCCGGTCCGAAGAGAAGCGGCGACCCGACGCCGCGCTTGACCAGCTCCGCCGGTGCGAAGCTGATCACCAGGCCGATGCCGTCAGTCGCGCAGCGACGATACCAGCCGAGCGCCGCGTCGCCACCGGCAACGCTGATCGCTCGGGCGTCCGCGACGAGGAGGCGCTGGAGCAGCAGCTGCGCCGGCGCGGCCGCCAGGACCAGCCCGGCCCCACCGGTCGCCACGGCATAGGCCCCGAGGCGGGAGAAGGTCGCCGCCTTGCTCGACAGCGCCAATACAGCCGGCGCGGCTGCGACCTGGCGGCGCGCGGACAGCGACCCGGACCACGCGGTCATCGTCAGCGCGGTCGATCCGGCAGCCATGCGGCGCGTCTGCCGGATCGTCGCCGGCGGGCCGTAGAGCGCCACGCCCTGGACAAAGGCTTGCGCGCGAAAGCTGCGCCGGGTCTGTGCGGCGACGTCGGCGATCGCGAAGGTCGCCGTCGTCGCCGCCAGCATGTGACCGGCGAGCAGCCCGACCGGCCGGCCGACCAGCGTCGCTGCGCCCCTCGCAGCCGCGATCGCCTTTGCCGGGGTCGCGCCCAGCACCGGGCCGGTCGCGATCGGACCGGCTGCGATCGGGGTGGCGGCGATCATGTCAGCGGACCCGGATCGCGATCAGCTCGGCCGCGCTGATCTCGGCCGCCGCGTTATAGTCATAGTACATGAACAGCCGGAGCAACTGGCCCTTGCTCAGCCCTATCGTCCGGCTGTTATAGGCCCCTTGCCGGAAAGTGATGGTATTTTGCCAGAAGAAGCCGGCGCTGTCCTGATTGGCGACATCGATGCCGACGCCGAAGCTGATGCCCGAGGAGGTGCCGTCTTTCAGCCGCACCTTGGCCTGGCAATCGTAGATGCCGTCCTGCGGCACGGCATATTGATAGGTGGAGGTGTTCCAGCCCCCATGCGTGTCGACGGACGGCGCCTGGTTCAGGGCGATCGTGGTGAACCCCTGTGGAGGCAATGACTGGAAGGTGGCGCCGCCACCGCCCGGGCTGGTGCGTGAGACGACCAGCACGGGCCAGTCGGCCGGTGCATCCTCCGCCAGCATGGTGATCGACAGGATGGCGCTCGTCGAGGCGGCGATCGCCGCGCCGTCCGCGCTGGAGGCGCGGATCGTCGTGCGGGTAAAGACGCCGCTGCCATAGCTGCCCAGGCCGACCTCCCAGGCGGTGCCGTCGACCAGCACATAGGAGATGCCGGTCGCCGGCGCGCCGAGCGCCGCCTGGAAGGTCTGGTAGCCGGCCACCGCCGCGCCCAGCGTCAGCTCGCCGCCGCTGCCGATCGCGCTGACGGTCTGCGATACGCGGTTGCGCAGCTTGCCCATCAGTCGATCCCCGTCCGGCCGCCCAACGCGCGGGCGATCATTGCACGCTCTTGGTCGAGGTCGAACAGCCCGGTCTCGGCCGCGCGGATCTCGACGTCGAGCGCCGCCAGGTCGGCGGCCGCCTGGGCGGCTATGGCATCGCGTCGGGTGCGGAGCGGCTCGGACACGGCGGCTACCGTATCACGCTGCTCGGTCAAGGCGGCGAAGCGGGCGCGCAGCGCCTCAGGCGTGAAGTCGGTCATGCGTTCCTCCATCAGGCCAGAGTGAGGACGCCGGCGGCATCGTCGAAGTCGACGGTCAGCGTCTCCCCGGCCGAAAGCGTGAAGCCGCCCGCACCGTAGTCATACCAGCCGATCAGTCGTCCGGCGGTGGCGTTGTAGAGGACCGCATAGCGCGCCGGCCCGATCGACCCGCCCGAAGCGGTGATGACGACGTCGGCAAGGACCAGCTTGTAGGTGCCCGCCGTCTGACTGGAGGCACTGACCACCGCCTGCGGCCCGCCGGCGGTATAGCCGTTGCCGGCCGCGATCTCGATGATGTCGGCCTTCGCCGCATTGCCGACGGCCGGCGCGGTATTGGTCAGCATGATCCTGAGCGTATCGGACTGGAGGTTGTGGACCTTCTCGGCAAGGTCTTCCACAAAGGCGTTGAACTTGTTGAATGCGGCCATGACGCTCTCCTTGTCAGCGGTCGGTACAGCCCGACGTCGCGGCGTCGGTGCGGGTCTGATGGTTCATGCGGCGGCCGGCCTGGACGGCGATCGCCTGGACCTTCGCGCCCGGCGCGCGGGTGGCCCATTCGGCCGCCGGCACCCGGTCGCGCAGCGGCACGACCGGCGCGGGCCGATCGACGACGCAGCCGGTGGCGACGGCGACGGCCGCATCGCGATAGACGACGGTCGGCTCGGGCTCGGGCACGGGTGTACGGGCGGCGCACGCGGACAGGCCGCCGGCGAGCGCCAGGACGATGTAAGGCTTCATGATCGTGTCACCCCTGGTTCAGCGGCCACGCGGCAAGCGGCAGTCATGCGGTGGTGGTCGTGGCTTGCGGATCTGATGACGCGTCTGCGGGCGGCGACGAGCGGCACGCCGCGTCTGCCGCCGCCAGGCCCAACACGTCCCGTCAGAAGCCCTCCCGGTAGAGCGCGTCGGCGACACGCTCGCACTCGGCCGCCTCGGCCTCGGCGCTGAGCCGGGCGGTGCGCGTCTCGGCGGCTTCGGCCCGCGCGATCCACGCATCGCGTTCCCGAAGTGCCGTGACCGCCAGCGCGCGATTGCGTGCGCCGATCGCCGCTTGGCGCGTCGTCTCGTCCGCCAGCGTCCGGATCGACCTGGACTGACGCTCGACTACCTGGCGTGCCTCGTTCCGCTGGAGCCGGTAACGGTCGCGGACGAGGCCGACCGCCCGGATCGTCGCCGGCTCTTCGCCGTCCGTGGGCTTGCGGCCGGTCACGTCCTCGATCGCGATCGCGATCCGGTCGAGCCGGGCGCGATGGCCGGCGCGGAGATGGTCGACCCGCAGGGCCCAAGCCGCGACGATCGCCAGGGCGACGATCAGGCCGCCACCGATCACGCGCTGAAGAGTGCCGAGCGGCGTCATGCCGGCAGGCCCGTCAGGCACAGCGCGCGCTCGCGCTGGCGACGCAGCAGCAGCCCGCGCACCGCGCGCCCGCCGGCATAGCGGAAGGCGAGGAAGCGGTCGCAGCCCTGCCGCCAGCGCCCGGCCGCGAAATGGCGCGCGATGCTGGAGCGGCAATAGCCGCGCACGCCGATGTTGAAGGTGAGGCGCGTCACCGCCGCCAGCTGGTTCGAATGATCCGCCAGCACCGGCGAGCAGGCCAGCGCCCCCATCAGATGCGCCCGCGCATCCTCGCGCAGCAGCGTCTCGCACTGTGCGTCGGTGCGGACCTGGCCCGGCTTCACGTCTGGCCCGGTATGGCCGAAGCACGTCGTCGCGACGCCGGCGATATCGACATAGCTGGTGGTGCGCTTGCCCTCGTCCGCCTTCAGCCCGACGATCGCCAGCGCCAGGGCCGCCGCGATCGCCGCCGCGCGCCCGGCCGCCTTGGGGGTGACCGCGCCCGCCTCCGACCGCCACAGGCTGACCCGCTCGCCAGCGGGCCGCTGCGGCAGCAGACGGGCGACGATGACCAGGACGAACAGGATCATGCCCAGCCAATCGCCGGCACGGGCGGGCAATGCGGTGCGGACTTCGGCCGGCATCATGTTCCACAAGGCCAGGAGCTGGTCCGGCATCAGGAGCATGGCGGCATAGAGGATGGAGCCGAACGCGGACACGCGCACGGACCACCAGCGCGAAGCCTCGCGCCAGTCGATACGGGTCATGGATGCAATCTCCGGTGGTGCCCCGTGGGGCCAGGGATCAGTCCGGCCGGGCGACACGGCCGAGCGCGCGCAGGCGCGCGACGACCGCCGGCCATACCGGCGCGGCCTGGAACCCCAGGCAGACGACGACCAGGATCGCAGGAAGCTGGTTCATCGCGCCGCCCCCTTGGTCATCATCTGCAGCGTCGCCTCGATCCGGGCGGTGCGGACATCGATCGCGTTCAGCAGGTCCTGTCGCCGATCGTCACGCTGCTGAAGCTGACGCACGTCTGTCTCGACCTGGAGCAGGCGCTGCTCGCGCTGCCCGTCGCCCCGGATGACGCCGAAGACGACGGCCGCCGCCGCGACCAGGGTGCAGGCCAGCGTCAGCAGATCCTTGGTGGTCAGGCGCGTGGGCGCGGCACCGGGCGCGCCCGGCGGTGGTGCGGATGCCATGTCGATGCTCCTCGGTCAGGTGTTCGCGAGCCAGGGCTTGCCCGGCACCCATTTGCGGCGCCGCGTGTCGAAGACGAGAACCGCTCCGTCATCCGGCTCCGCCGTCAGGTCGATGTCCTGGATGTCCGCCACGCCGAGTGCCGGGGCCATGCGGAGGCGCGGCGCATATCCGTCCCGCATCACCTGCGTGTACGCCCAGACATAGACGGGAAAGACGCCGTGTTCGTAAGCCGCCTGTATGGCGTTGGTGGTCTGCCGCCAGATCTGCCCGGTATCGCGGTGAAGCGCGAAGCCGCCGAAATATTCCTGCCGTGACCGGGGATAGCCCAGCCGCTGCTCGGCGACCGCGCGGCCGGTCGCGGACAGGTCGGGCCGGTTGTCGATCACATAGTCGTAATCCTCCAGCTGGAGGATATCGAGCGCCGGCCATTGCAGCGCCTTGGGCAGGTTGACGCGCATCGCCTCCGGCGTGGCCGTGTCGAGCATTTGCGGCAGGTAGAGCAAGGCGTAGCGCACCGCCTGGGGATGATCGCCGCGGATCGCCGCCAGCAGGCCGAGGATCGATGCGGCGAGCTTGCCGCCCAGCCAGTCGAGATAGGCGATCTGCTCGGCCGTCATCGTCACCGCCATCGTGTCGATCCGGGGCGCGGTCTTCCCGGTCTCCGCCTGATAGGCGCTCGTCGTCGCCGCATCGTAGAAGCAGGGCACGCGGGTGCGGAAATCGATCCAGTACCAGGGCTCGCCGACCTGGAAATGCACCGCATGGCCGGCCTGCGCGGCGATCGCGCAGAATTGCCGCGCCACCCGCTGTAGATAGGCCATCGCACCGGTGTGACAGGGCGAGAACAGCGTCGAGGGCGGCGACCAGCCGGTCAGGGCCGCTGCGCCCGACGCGTCGCATTGCCGGAAGGCGGCCGGCGCGAAGCTGTCGAGCATCTCGTAGCTGAGCGACAGGACCAGTTGAATGCCGGCGGCCCGCAGCCGCGCGGCGAAGTCCGCGTGCCACAGGACGCACGGCCGATTGAGCGGCTCGGCGACATCCTCGGCGATGTACCGGCCCTCGCCACCATCCCACGACCAGCGGAAATAATGGCTCATCCCGACATAATGGACGAGCCGGTCCTTGTAGCCGAGCAGCGCCAGGTTGCGGACGATCCGCGCCGGCGTGACGTTGTAGGTATCGTCATAGCCGTTGGTCATCCGGACTTCGTGGACCCCGCCCGGCCCGGTGCCGCAGGTCAGCGTCGCGCGGCTGCCGAGCGCGGTCATCTCGGACAGGATCAGCCCGCCCTCGGTCGCCCCGGACAGGCGACCACCGCCACCGCTATAGCCTTCGGGCACCAGCGACAGGAATATGCGGTCGATGTCGCCGGCGTAAACCGGATCGTCGGCGTAGAAACCGCCGCGCAAGCGATCGAAGTCGATCCGTATCCGCGCGTCACGCCCGCCGCCCGACGTGACCAGGTTGGCCAGCCGGACGTACCAGGTGCGCGCGGTCCCCGCAGCGTCGCGCCCCTCGACCGTCAGCACCGGCCCCGCGACATCGTCGATCGGCAGCACCGCGCCGGTCAGTTGCAGGCGGAACGACAGCTGGCACCCGCGATAATCCCGGTCGGTGTCATAGCCGGTGGTCGGATGATCCCAGCGGTCGACCGATTGCCAGATGATGCCGAGCAAATGGTCCTTCTGGTGGAACACGGCATCGGCCTGCAGCATGTCGCCCGAGGCGCGCAGCGATGCGATCATCGTGTTCGGGAAGTTGCAGGTCCAGAAGACGGGATCGAAGCGTGAGCGGATTTCGGTGCCGATCCGGTCGGTCGGGCCGCAAAGCGCGAAGCGGCTGTGGTCGATCGCATCGGCGGTGACATCGGCGTTGTCGGCTGGCTTCGCTGCGCCCGTGAGATCCTGCCATCGCACGATGGGCGTCCCGCTGGTGACAGGAGCAATGACCCGGCGTGTGCCAGGCACCCGTCCCACGACATAGGACACGGCGACAACATAGCGGGTCTCACTGGCGACACCTGAAATTTCGAAGCGCGTCGTGTCTGGTCCTGCAATACCGGCTTCAACCCACCGTGCTTCTTTTGGGGCTTCGTCGGCTTTCAGCTCCTGGTACTCGAAGCGAACCAAATCAGCATAGTCACTGTCCACGCCCCCGGTCACTGCAATGACCGGCATGGCTCTGCCATCCTCGCTCGTGCTGACCGAATAAGCCGTCCAGGCATTTGGTCCGGGCGCACCGATCGACGGCGCATCCTGCTGGAGCGCGACCGCGGTCGAGGCGGCATCTGCGTCGCGCGCATAGACGTCGCGGCTGATCTCGCGCAGCGTCAGCGTGTTGTGCCACTTCTCGTCCAGGGCATAGGCCTCGACGCGGAAGAGGACGCTCTTGCCCTTCAGATAGCGCTCGGACGTCCAGACGCCCCAATCGCCCTCCTCCACCTCGGCAAAGGTCGGCCCCAGCGTCACCTTGGCGCGCCGGCGCAGCCGGCCCAGGCGGCGGGCGATCTCGCCGACCCGGCCGGCCTGCGTCGAGGAGATGACCATGGTCAGCGACAGCGGCTGCTCGCGCGGGCCGCCATCCGCCAGCACGTCGGCCACCACCCGCCGGATCGGCGCGGCATGGTCGGCATATTTCAGCGACGGTTCGACGTATCGCGGCGCGACCGTGTTCACCCAGCCATCGTCCGCCTCGGACAGCTCGTCGGAATATTCGACGCTGCTGCCGACCAGCAGATCCTCGTCGGAGAAGAAGAAGGACGGCGCCTTGGCCTGGCCCGGCTCGATCTCCACCGCCCCCTCGGGCTGGAGGATGACGCCGGCGCAGGCGGCCGCGAAATGGTCCTCCACCTCGATGTAGGTCTCGTCGGCGCGGACCAGGCCGTTCAGCCGATAGCGCTTCTCGCTGCCGCCCGCATCGAGCGCGACGTGCTCGTCGCAGACATTGGCGGGCGCAAAGACGTTGGCGGGTGGCGCTTCCTCGGCCGACAGGCCGCGCCCGACCAGCAACATGTCCGGATCGCCGACCCGGTCGCCGGCATAGATGCCTCGCACCCAATTGTGCCGGCAATCGATCGGATTGTCGGTCCATTCCCAAGTCGTGGGATCGGACCAGCGATGCGTGCCCGAGCCGCCGACGGTCGAATCCTTCCGGGCCTGATAGCAGCGCTTGCCGCGCACCACCCAGCTGAAGCCCGGCCGGCCGCCGGGCCAGACCGGGGTCTTCGCATCGGCCTTGTCGGCCTTGTAGCAGACCGCGACCCAGGCGACGCCGGTGCCGTAATCCTCGGCGGTCCATCCAGGCCCGTTGTCCAGCACCACCTGCGGCACCGACTGATCGACCGCTCCGGCGCGCCAATAGACCTCGAGCTGGCCATTATAGCCCGGCACCGCGCCGTCGCCGGTGTATTTGACGAACTGGTCGTTGACGTAGAAGCCGACCAGCGCATCGCAGAAATGGTCCGCCAGCGCGATGACCCGGCATTCCCAGTCGGTCCCCCACTGGCCACCCCAGTTAAAGGCATCGACCAGCGAGCCGCCGGTCAGCACCTCGCCGAAGATCCCCTCGCGCGCGACCTCGCCGAGCTGGAGCGCGGCGACCGAGGCCTGGCGCTTCTGGAGCGCATCCTTGGCGCGCGATGCCAGCACCGCCGAATTGACGAACTGCGCGGCCGCGATGCCGGCGCTGATCAGCGCGGCGGTGCCGGCCGCCAGGGCGCCGACGCCGCTGGCAATGGCGACGCCGATCGCGACGACGGTGAGGATGGTGCCGAGGGTCTTGGACATCAGTCGGCGGCCTCCACGGACCAGGCCATGATCATCGCGCCGCGCGGCACCCGGCGCTGACCGGTCGCCCCCGGGCCGACCAGCGTCGCGCCCTCGACCACCATCAGGCGGACGCCGAATTCCTCGTCGACGACGCCGGCGATGTCGCCGCGCGCGGCCAGCGCCGGCGCGATGCGACGCAGTCGGCGGTCGACGGCGGCTTCCAGCCCGCCTTCCTGCTCCAGCAGCACCACCGCCTCCCGCTTCGACCGGCAGACGATGCCGGCCATCGGATCGCGGCCGGTCTGCGCCGCGACGGCGCGCGCGGCGAAGCGGACACAGTGGTGATCGCGCCAGGCGAACGGCTTGTCCGCCACCTGCTCGATCAACGCGAGCAGGGCGTCATGGTCCCGAACGATGGTCATCGTCACTCCAGGTCGAACTGTGGCCGGAGGAAGCCGCCGCCATTGCCCTGGCCCATGCCGCCAAAGGCCGCCCCTGCCGTGGCGGGCCGCTGCCCGCCCCAATACAGCGTCTTCTCCGCCGCGTAGCTGACGTTGCGGAAGAAGCCGTCCTTCGGGTTGATCAGGCGCTGGTCCGCATCGGTCCGCATCCGCCCGCCCTTGCGGCCGAGCCCGCGCGCCGCGCTCTCGATCGAGGTGGCGAGCGTCGCCTCGCCGCCGATGACGTCGCGGACCTGAATGGGGTCGAGCTTGCCGCGCCGATAGACATGCGCGTCGAGCAGCCGCTTGCCGTCGCCCGAGAAGATCAGCCGCCAGAGCGTCGTCGGCGCGCGCTGCACCTCCTCGGCATCGAGGAGCTTCAGCGCCTTCTCGTCGATCCCCGACAGCGTCAGCGTGACATTCTGCGCTGCGCCGCCCAGCGCGCCGCCCGACACCTGCGCGAGCGCGCGGTTGCCGATCGGCTGGAAGGTGCGGCCGTCGAAGCTCAGCTCGCCATATCCGCTCCACAGCCGGATCGGCACCTGGCCCAGCACCTCGACCGCGCCACCGACGATCGCGGTGCCGGCCTTGATCTCGGCCATCGCGGCCGCGGTGAAGATCTTCATGGCCGAAGGTCCTGGACGCCTGCCAGCACCGTGCCGGTCGCGACCAGCCGGCGGTCGATCGGCGCGATCTTGGTGTCCTGCGGCACCACGGTCATGACGCAGGCGGGATTGTCGAGATGCGCCTGGGCGGTGGGCGGGATGAAATAGGGCAAGGGCGGCTCGATCGCGACGGTGACGACGCCGGTCGCCGAGGCGGTGCCCGCCTCGACGACGCGGGCGATCGTCCGCCGGCCCCAGCTTTTCGCGGCCGCGCCGGCCACATCCCAGCGGAAGCCGATCAGGTCGGTGAGCGACAGCACGAGCCCGGCCGGCAGGCCGCGCAGCGTCAGATAGGCGGTGCCGACGCCGTCGATCGTCTCGGTCCAGCCGGTCGCGCTGCCGTCGAAGGCGCTGCCGTCCGGACGCACCAGCCCACCGAACCCGCGCGGGTAGATGCGGGGAAAGCTGCGCGCATAGTCGCGGCCGAGGAATCGCTTCTGGCTGCCGCGCATCGTCGACAGCCAGGCGATCCATTCGTCGGACACGTCGCGGGTGTTGCGCGCCGTCGTCCAGGTCGCGATCCACAAGGGGAAGCCCGCCTGGACGCCGCCCATCGTGCCGCTGCCCTCGGGGGCGGCGAAGTCGACGCGCTGGATGTCGAAGAGCTGCTGCCCGATGCCGGTGAGCGGCATCGGGCGCGGAAAGACGATAGTCATCGGATCACCAGCCTTTGCTTGGCATCCTGGACGACGCCAATAATGGTGCCCGGCAGCTCCTGACGAAGCTGCTTCACCTCGGCCTCGACCCGCGCCAGGCCCGCCGCGTCGGCCCCGGTCGCATCGATCGTGATCGGCATGTGAATGGTAAGGCCGCGGTCACTGTCGGCCGCGAAGGCGCGCGAGGCGGCCGCCGAGCGAACGCGGGTGCCGGCCGGCAGGTCCGCCAGCTCCGGGCCATGCTCGCCGACCCAGGTCAGGCCGCCCGACCAATTCTCGGTGCCCGAGGCCAGCCGTCCGATGCCGCTGCCGCCCATCGCCGATGGGGCCGGTCCCAGGCTGCTCGGCGCGACGATCGGCACGCTGGAGCCGCCGATCCCGATCAGGCTGCCCAGCTTGCCGAGCGCGCCCGCGATCGTCGGCAGGTTGCTATTGCCGTTCAGGAGGTTCTTCAGCGGATTGAGCAGCGCGAGCTGCATGAACTCCTGCCGGAGCATCTTCAGCACGGTCCGGCCGGCATTGCCCCAGCTCGACCAGGTGTCCTCGCTGAACATGGTGTCGACGAAGTCGGCGCCGAACTTGCGCATCTCGTCCAGATTGGCGGCCGCGATCTTCAGCCGGGCGTTCATGGCCGTCTGGGCGTCGATGCCCGCCAGGATCGCAACGGTATCGGTGCTGGCGAGATCCGGAAAGCGTCGGCGGATCTCCTGCGCGGTGCGCAGCTTCTCCAGCTCGGCCGTGCGCACCGTCTCGCTGGCGCCGAGCAGCGCCAATTCCCGCTGCGACATTTCCAGGGCATCGGCCTGGTCCCGCAACCGGTCGGTGCCGAAGCGCGACCGTTCGACGTCATAGGTGCCGCGCGCCTCGCCCGTCCACGCCCGGACCAGGTCCTGGCGGTCCTGCGACTCCTGCGGCAGGTGCAGCTTGTTCGCCTCGCGATTGGCGGCGCGCGACGCGGCATTCAGCGCCTGATCGAGCGGTGACAGCGACAGGTCGGCGATGACCGACTTCAGCTCCTCGGCGCGATCCTTGCTCTCCTCCAGCGCCTTGGCAAAGCCCATCCGGTCCTCGGAGGCATGCGCCTCGTCCATGCTCTGGCGGTAGGCGTCGATGACCTTGTTCAGCGCCACGAGCGCATCGCCCTGGGCGATGCTGCGCAGCTTCACCAGCGAGCGCATCGCCGCCTCGTCGGACAGCGCGCGCGACATATCGGCGACCGACAGCGTGCCGTCGCGCACCTGGGCGATGACGGCGTTCCGCGCGGCCGTCTCGTCGCGCATGCCGGCCACGGTCTTGGCCCCGCCGGCGATCGCGTCGGCGACCTGCAGGGCGAGCTGTCGGCGGACCTGCTCGTCGACATCGATGCCGCGCCGGGTGGCATCGGTCAGCGCCTTGCGCCGCGCCTCTGCCTCCGCGCCTGCCGCGCTGCTGGTCAGATAGGCGTCGGCGACCGCCAGCGCGCCGCGCGCATTGGCCTCCATGCTTTCGGCCTCGCGGCGGAGCTGCTCGGCATGACGATCGCGGCCGGAGCCGGTTGCGACGCGCGCGCGATCGGCGCGGGCCTGGGCCTGCGCCTCGGCATGGGCACTGGTGATGACCTGGCCCGACAATTCCAGCCGGGCCTTCTCCGTCGCCAGCGCGGCCTTGGCGGCTGGCGTCTTCGCCGCCGCGATCCTCGCGTCCAGCTCCGCCATCCGCTGCATCTTCTCGCCGCGCGGAATGAAGGTGTCGATCGCGTGGCTGTAGGCGTCCAGCGCCTCCTGCGCCGCCGCGCGCTGATCGGGCGTCAGCTTCGTGGCGAGCGCGGCGCGCAGCTTGCCGACGGTCTTCTGGTAATCGGATCGCTGATCGCCGGTGTATTGCTCGACGATCGACGCCCCCTCCTGCTGGGCGCGACTGGCGGCGGCCTCTCTTGCCTGCTGTTGCTGCTTGCGCGCCTGGGCCCGCAGGTCGGCGATCTCCTTGTCGATCGACGCATTCAATTCGGCCTGCGTCGTGCCGAGCATGAACTGCCCTTGGCTGAGCCCCTGCGCACGCCTGCTTTGCAACGTGGCGATCCGCTCGGCGATCGTGCCCCCGCCAAGCGCCCGGTCGATAGCCTTGCCCAGCGCCGTATCGGCCTGAGACGCCATGTTCCGCACATATTCCCAGGCGCTTCCCAGTCGATCGGCCTTGTCGGCCGCACCGTCCGTGGCCTTGGCCAGGGCATCCAGCAGAACACGCTGTGCGCCGGTCTTGTCGTTCTCCTGGACGAGATTGCCGATCCGCTCGATCGTCGCCTGGTTGACCCAGCCGTATCGCTCGGCGAGTTGCTGCGCGCCCTCGATCGGATCGGCCATCGCGGCATCGAGCGCCTGCGTCGCGGCGGGTACATCCTGCCCGGTCGCGGCCGCGAAATCCTTGGTCATGGCGGTCAGGCCGACCAGCACGCCTTTGGTGACATTGCCGCTGGAGACGTAGGCGGTCTCGATCTCGCGCGCGGCGGAGACGGTTATGTCGCCAGCCCGAGCCGCCGCCTCGGCCGCCGCCTCCAGCTCCTCGCCATTCAGCCCCAGCGACCGTCCCTGATAGAGGCCGGCCGTATCCAGCTTGTGGACGGCCTCGGTATAATCCCACCAGCTCTTCGTGGCGATCGCGACGACGGCTGCGGTCGCGCCGATCGCGAGGCGGGTCGGGGTGAGGAGCGCGCGGACCTTGCCGAGCGCGCCCCCGACGCCGCCCTCCTGCTCGCCCAGCGAGCCGGCGGCCTCCTTGGCCTTCTCCTGCAGCGCATCGAACGCTGCGCCGGTCCGCTCGCTGCCGCCCTGGACCTCGCGCGCGCTTTCCTGGCTGGCATCGCCGACCCGGCGGATGCTGCCGGCGACGCTGTCGTCGCCCATCGACATCGCCTGGACGACGTCGATGCCCTGTTCCATCAGCACGCGGAACAGCGGCATGCCCGCCGCCAGCGACGAATAGGCGTTGAAGCCGGCCGAGCGCAGCATCATCATCTGCACGCGATTGAGGCCGGCGGACTCCGTGTTGCCGTCGAGCGCCTGGCGCGCTTCCTCCAGCCGGTCGGTGGAGACGGCGAGCGCCTGCGCGTGCTCCTTTTCGCTCAGCTCGCCGCGCTGGAGCAGGTCGTTGTAGACCCGCAGCTCGGCGTCATAGCGTGCCTGGGCGACCGACAGCGGATCGATCATCGCGCGGATCTTGGCGAGCGCGGCCGCCCGGTCCTCCTCCGCCTTCAGCTCCGCTTCGAAGACCGAGCCGCTGTCGCGCGCGCTCTTGCCCGAATGCGATGCGCCGATCGCGCTGAACCGGGCCTGCTGGGCCTGCGCAGCGATGTCCGCCTTGGCGGCCGCGGCATCCTCCCGCCAGCGCTGCTGCTCCTTCTCGGCCGCGACGCCGGCTGCATCCGCCACCTCGCGATACGCGTCCGCCGCCTTCTTCAGCGCGGCGGTATGCTCGGCCTCGGTGATCGCGCCCTGCGACACCAGGCTGTTAGCGGTGCGGAGCTGGTCGTCGTAGCGGGCCCGGGCCAGATAGAGCGGGTCGAGCGCGGCCCGCAGCTTCGCCGCGCCGGCGGCCGCCTGCTCCTCGCGTTCGAACATCTCCTGGAAGACCTTGGCGCTGTCGCGCGCGGCCCCGCTCGACCGGTCCAGATTGACGGTCGCGAACTGCTGGCTGCCGGGCGTCGCCATGGCCTGGTCGACCGCACCGCGCTGGGTGCCTGCGGCCGCCGCCAGCTTGGCAGCAGCAGCCTGACGGTTCCACGATTCAATCTGGCGCTGGGTGAAGCGGTCGGTGGCCTCGGCCGAGCGCGCGGCCGCCCTTTCCGCCGCTTCGGCCACGCCGGTCACCGCGTCGGTGCCGGATTTGTGGATCTCGGCGAAGTCGTTCTTGACCTCGGCCTTGCCGTCGGTGCGCAGGTTGAAGCCGATGCTACGGATCGTCATCGCCCGGCTCTCCCTCCTCGTCGTCCATCCCGTCATCCGGGTGGACGATCGCGCCCTCGATGCGGGGCAGGATCTCGGCGAGCAGCGCCAGATCGACGCCGCGCCCGGCGCCGAGCGCCATCGCCGCGCCGAAGTCGAGCCCGACCGGTCGCGACACCACGCCGTCCGGCGTCGGATAGCTCGCCAGCCGGACCTGTCCGCCGCAGCCGCGGATCAGCTGCCAGACGGCTTCGCCGGCTTCCGTGCGCGCTTCCTGGGTTTCGTAGGGACAGGCGGGGCGGCCGTGGTCGTCCCGACATCGCCCGAGCCGTCCTGCGTCGCAGGAGAGCCGGCAATATTGGCTTCCCGCGTCGCCCCCGCCGAAGTGCCATTCAGCGAGGGCGACCAGCCGTTTTTTTCCGCGTCCGCCTGCGACCAGGGAAGGACATATTCGCGGTCCGCCGCCTCGACCAGGCGCGGCTCGGCGAGGAAGTCGGAGATGGTCCCGGGCTCGATGCCGATCACCGCGCCTTCCGCGTCCAGGATCTCGGTATCGGGCGTCGGGTCGACCGGCTCGCCATCCTTGCCGATCCCCGACCAGGACAGGATGTTGTGGCGGATGATCTCGGCGGTGAAGGCATCGCCGGCGCGCTCCTCGACGTCCGGCCCGCCCTGGCGCAGCACCGCCAGCGCCGCGCGCCGGCCGGCGCGGATCGACAGGAGGCTGGGCTGGGCGGCGAAGGTGACGCGGACGGGCGGCCGATCGCCGATTGCCGGGATCAGCTCATGCTCGACGGGCTTGGCCCCGGTCAGCGCATAGCCGCTCATGCCGCGTCCTCTTGGCGATCGGTATCGGCGACGACGCCGGTCGACGCGCCGGGCACATCGAGGCGGATCTCGCGCGCCTCGTCGAGGATCACGAAGCCATCGGCATCGCGGACGAAGACGTCGTCCTCCACCTGGAAGCGGCGGACGCGGCCGACGACCGGATCGACCTCGACGACATGCGACAGGATCTCGCCGGAGACGACATCGACGATGCGCTGGTGCGGCGCGGGCGTGAAAAAGGCCATGCGGTACTGCTCCCGATCAGGCGTAGGTGGCGACGTCGTTGACCAGGGTGACGGTCAGCTGCGCGGCGAGTGCGCCGGACGCCTGGAAGTTGAAGCTGCCCTGGAGGCCCTTCGGCCCGTTCACCGGACGCTTGACCTTGGGCAGCCAGACGCGCGGCAGCGTGAAGACCAGGCTGAAGCCGCCATCGAGCTTCCAGCCCAGCGCCACTTCGGCCGGGATCTTGCTGCGCGACTTGTTGAACAGCACGCCGCGCGCGCCGCGCGCGGTGATCGCGCCATTGGTCATCGCCTTGCCCGGATCGATGCCGCCGATCCGGCCGTCCTCCCGGATGACCTCGACCTTATCCAACTGGTTGGAATAGGTGATGTCGGCGGAGACGATGTCGGCCGCGACATTGCCGTCCAGCTTGATCGAGCCGGTCGCCTGGGCGAAGCGAAGGCCCTGGAGCGCGGTCGGCACGCCCGCGACGCTCGCCGCCACCGCATTGGTCTCGCCCTGCGCGATCAGCGACAGCACGGCATTGAGCAGGCCGGAGCGCGCCATCGCGATCTTGAGCGAATTGACCGCCGCGCCGTAATGGACCGAATAGCTCGGCTCGTCCGGATGGCCGACCTCGATCGACGTCGTCGGGAGCGATGACGCACCCGACTTGAAGACATGGGTGAAAATGCCGTTGGCACCGGTGGTGGTCGGCGCACCGAAGGTCTGGCGCAGCCAGAAGCCGATCCCGCGCAGGTCCACCGGCACGGTCAGGTCGCCGTCATTGGTGATGACGTCGTAGACCGGGTCGAGCCCCTCGCGACCGAAGCCGAGCTGATCGTCCTCGATCAGCGGCTGCTCCTCGCCGAGCGAATGGCCGACGAACGGCAATTTGAAGAAGCCGCCGGCGGGCGTCTGCCCGTAAGCCGGCTCGATCGCGGCCGACATGACCGCGTTGATGCCAAGGGGACGTCCCATAGCGTGTCTCCTGTCAGGTGAAGGGGATCAGCCCAGCGGGCTGGTGGTCGAGTAGGTCGGGACCAGGTTGAAATCGGCCCAGCCGACCGGGACCGCGCCCGCATGGTCGGCTTCGCCGTCGACCGGCATGGTCGCGTCGAGGAAAATGCAGAGTCCGCCCAGATACGGATCGGCCTGGCGGGCGAGATCGATCCGGCGGATCATGTCGTCGAGGACGAGCTGGGCGCGCCGATCGGGCCGGCCATAGGCGGCGACCTCGATCGGCACGACATGCTCCCACCAATAGGTGCGCGGCGACAGGTCGATCTCCGGGTCGCCCGGCATGCCCGAGCGGACGATGACCAGGCCGTCCGGTCCGACCACCTCGGGCTTGGCCTCCTCGTCGTCCAGGCCGATGACCGGGACCTCCGGCAGCGCGGCCTGGATCAGGCGCTTGATCGCCTCCAGCACGTCGGTGCGCTTCGACATCGCCTATCTCCAGTGCTTGTCGATGTTGGCGGGGAAGCGCGACTGCGCGAGCCGCTCCGGCTCGGACAGGTCGACGGTTTGCGGCTTCATCACGCCCGGCGTCAGAGTGAACATGATCACGCTCTGCACCGGCCGAGGATTGCGGGTGCGACCCGCCAGCTCGCGCTCGGAGGCATTGCGCCAGCGGCCGGTCGCCTTGCGGATGACCAGGCCCTTCAGGACCAGATAGGCGACGCCGGCATGGCGGATGCTCGGCGTCCGGAAGCCGCGATCGTCCGGCGCGATGAATTGCAGCGGCCGGCCGAAGCGCGCCTCCACCTCCTCGGGCGTCAGCGCCTCGCCGCTCCGCTTGCGGGGGCAATCGTCGGTCGGCACCGCCAGCCAGTGCTTGCCCTCGCGCGGCGTGATGTAGGCGCCGCTGGCATAGCTCTCGATGATCGCGGCCGCGCCGCGTCCCTTTTTCGACGGCTGCGCATAGACCCAGCCGGTCGGCTCCAGCGCGTCGCGATCCTTGGGATAGGTGATGCCGCGCACGGCATTGGCCAGCCGGTCGCCGAGACCGGCCGCGCGCACCTGGGCGCGGAAGGCGTCGCGGACCTCCATCGTGGTGTCGCGCATCGCCGCGGTCATGAAGCCGGCGACGTCGCTCTCCAGGCCGGCGGTCGTCGTGTCGACGTCTGCCGTCCCGATCTTCATCCCCAGCATGTCAGGCCGGCTTCAGCTGGCACATCCAGCCGGTCGCCTCGACATCGAGCCTGGGCCGACCGGCGATCGTGAAGCGCTCCAGCACCGCGCCGGTCCGCTCGTCGACGATCTCCAGCCGGGCGCCGGCGATCGGCTGCGGCACATCGGCGCGGATGATCGAGGCGAATTCGGTATCGACCGAGATGGTGGCGCTGTTGAGCTGCATCTCCTCGGTCGGGCGCTTGCGGATGACGCGGATCTCCTGCGGGAAGACCGCGCCCGGCCGCCAGTAGCGCGCGGCCGTCGAGCCGGGTGATGCATGGATCACCGGCAGCGCCAGCGCGAAGGGATCGTCGAGCGGCATCGGCTCCTCCCGGCGGACAGAGGAACAGGGGCCGGCCTGGACGGCCGGCCCGGCCGGTCATTCGACGTAGACCTCGACCATCTCGATCGCCTCGAGCGCCGACAGCACCTTGATGTCGAGCTTCGCCTTCTCGATCAGCGCATCGGTCAGCACGGTGCCACCGGGAATGATGTCGGTGTCCTTCTTCCCGTAATGGAGCTGGAAACGGGTCTTGGGCCGCTCGACCGTCTGCGGGCGGTTCTCGGTGGCGTCGGTATCGGTAGCCATTGGCTTGTCCTTCTGAAATGCCGGCAGCGCCGGCGCGAGGTGGGAAGCCCCGCGCCGATCGGCGCGGGCGCGAGCATCACGAGCGGACGGTCATCCGGCCCGATGCATTGATGCGCTTCGGCACGAAGACCGGCGCCGACTGCGTCATGACGAATTCGCCGGCCGGGTCCTCGTCGATCCAGTTCTTCGAGAAGAGCCGCGCCGCGCCGTAATTGTTGCGCGGGTCCTGGATCGCGCCGTAGCAGGGCGTGCCCTCGAAGGCGGACGGCGCACCGGCGATGACGGTATAGTCGGGCAGCAGCGGCTTGATGGTGCCGTCCGTGTCCTCGTAATTGTCGTTGTAGATATAGATTTCGGTGACGCCGATCCGGCCGAGAAAGACCGGCGAGCCCAGCACGCCCGGCTTGAAGCCCAGGTCGATCGCGCTGCTGGTCTGCCCGAGCGTGGTGTCGAGCTTGTCCTTCAGCTTGGTGTCGGCCTTGAGCAGCTGTCCGGCGAGCTTGTCCATGACGACATGGCTGGGCGCGGCGCCGCTTTCGGTCGCGATGTCCTGGATGAAGCCTTCCAGGCTGTCGACGGCGGACACGCCGTTCTGGCCCCAGCCGGCACCGGACAGCAGGATGCGGGTCAGCGACGCCTTGCGCTTATAGTCGATGACGGCGCGCGGATAATCCTTGCCCTCCATCACGCAGGCGCCGGTCAGCAGGATCTGCGCCGACATGATCTCCTCGCGGCGCTCGATCTTGGTCTTGTGGCTGAGCAGATAGTCGAGGAAATACAGGTCGCGGCGCTGGCCCAGCGTATAGGCCCCGCCGATCGGCTCGCCCGGGCGGCGCTTGCTGATCTTGTCCGGATCGATCCGGTCCTTCGGCTTCAGATAGCCGGGCGAGAAGCTGTCGGTCTGGAAACCGCGCAGCGGGGTCTGCGAGCCGAGCGCATAGGGGCTGACCCAGGGCGCGGCGCGCAGGTCGTCGAACACCCGGTCGAACTTGACGTCGGCGGTGTCGAATTCGAGCGGCTGTCCGCCGAAGAAGAGCGTACGCAGGAAGTTGCCGGGCACGTACAGCGGCGCGATGACGCCGACCAGCGTCTGGGGATCATAGAGCATCGTGGCACTCCGAGGATGAAAAGGGGGCGGCACGACCCCCGGTCGCACCGCCCCACGGATGGTCGTCAGCGTCGGGCGCGTCAGACCGAGATGGTGATGCCCTTGTCGCGCAGCCCCTCGCGGATGCTGGCGAGCGTGTGGCCGGTGCCGAGCACCAGCGACTCGCCGTTGAGGTTGCCGACCTCGTAGACGATGGCTTCGACGTCGCCGGCCGTCGCATCGACGCCGTAGGGCAGGACGAAGTCGGGCACCTGGCTGCCATCGGTCGCGGCAGCGACCGACAGCGTCGCCTTCTTGCTGGCGGTGATGGTGCCGAGGACGGAGCCGGAAGCGTAGACGCTGCCGGCGAGCAGCGTCACCTTGCGGGTGACGGGCGAGCCGGAGCGGATCAGGGAATGGGCGACGGGCGACGACTGCGTCGCGGTGCCGGCGGACTGGTACATGGGCGGATCCTCAGGTCGAAGGGCGGATCAGGCGCGCGCGAGATGCGCGAGGCCGGGATGGTTGGCGGCTGCCGCCAGGCCGAGGATGCCCTTCGACTTTTCGGCAGCGGTCTTGACCTTGGACGGGTCGGCGGTGGCGGTGCCGGCGCGCTGCTCGGGCAGTTGCTCGGCCTGGACGGCGCTGTCGCGTAGTTCGGCCATCGATGCGCCGCGCGTCTTCGCCGCCTGGGCCAGGCCGATCGCGAAGGCGCCGGCCTCCTGGCCACTCTCGATCGCCTTGCGCAGCGGCGAGGCGAAGACGCTCGACGGGCACAGGTCCGCGAGCGCCAGGATGCGCGCGCGCTCGGCGGCCGTCGCGGCGGCCGCCGGATCGGCGGGCTTATCGGCCGGGGCGATGGTCTCGGCTGCGGCGACCTTGCTCTTCAGAGTCGCCAGCTCCGCCTCGTCGGCGGTCTGCGCGGCTTCCTCCTCGGCGGTCAGGTCGCGGTTCGCGCCGAGCGCGGCGCTGAGACGGTTTTCCATGCGCGTGGCGACCGCACGCGCCTGCGCCCGAAGGGCTTCCAGGTCCATTGTCTACTCCATTGGTGCGGGCGCTCATCGCCCAGGGGAACGTCAGAAGGCGGCGGCCTGGGCCTCGGCGCGGCGACGCATCAGCGCCAGGCGGGTGCGGCTCGACGAGAATTTCGCGACCACGTCGCGCAGCGTCATCACGCCGTCGGTGACGCCCAGCTTTGTCGCCTCACCGGCCGAGAAGGTGCGGCCGGCGCCGTGAATGCCCGGCACCGCCGCCGCATCGATGCCGCGACCGCGCGCGATCGCCGCGACGAACGCCTGGTTCATCTCGTCGATTTCGGCCTGCAGCTCGGCCCGGTCCTCGTCGGACAGCGGCGCATAAGGGTGGCCGGCGATTTTCTGTGGGTCGGACGCGATCAGCGTCGTCTTCATGCCGATCTTGTCCTCGAACCCGGACATGTCGACATGGCCGCCGCGCACCCCGACCGATCCGACGCCGCCGCTGGTCGAGGCGTAATAGGCCGAGCCCTGCGTGGCCACCCAATGGGCGGCCGAATAGGAATAGGGACTGGCGACCGCGATCACCGGCTTGCGCTGGCGCACCTCGAAGACCGCGTCGCCCGCCTCGGCTGTCCCGAACACCATGCCGCCAGGGCTCATGACCGGGATGATCACCGCGCCGACCGAATCGTCGTCGCCGGCCTCGCGCACCTGGTCGGCGAACCGCTCGGTCGAGGTGCCGCCATAGCTGCCCCGGGGCGACAGCGGCCCGGACAGCGGGATGAGGATCGATCCGCCCGCCCGGACCGGGTCCTGCGGCTTCGCCGCCGCCGCATCGCCCCCGATCGCCGCCAGCGCCTTCAACGCCGCCGGCATCATCGCGTCGAGCGACCCGCGTTTCAGGAGCGCGCCGAGCGCGTCCGGATGCATCGCCCACAGGGTGCGCGCGCCGAAGGTCTCAAGCATCCCCGTCCTCCTTCTCGCTGTCCGACGCCTTGCTCCCGGCCTTGTCGCCGGCCGGGGCCTTGGCGGCGCCGGCGGTGGTAGGGACCGGCAGGCCCTCCGCGACCCAGGCGCGATGCTCGGCGCCGCGGTGGCGGATGTTCTCGCGGAAGCTGCCGCCGGTCAGCTCGGCGGTGATGTCCTCGCCGGTCCGCCAGCCATGCGCCTCCTGCACCTCGAACCCCTTGGCTTCCTGAAGCGGATTGAGGCTGATCTTGCCGTCGCCGCGCCAATTCGCACCCAGCCAGGCGGCGCGCACCCGCATGTCGCTGAAGAAGCCGGGCATGACATAGTGACCCAGCACCACCTGCTCGGCGACGAAGCACAGATAGGTGTGGGCGCAGTCGTCGCTGGCGAACCAGGCGCGGTCGGCGCGCACCTGCATGTAGAGCGCTTCCAGCTCGGCCTTGCTCGCCGTGTAGCTGGAATTGAACATCAGCATCAGCGCGCCGGCGGGGATGCCCAGCGCCGCGCCGATCTGGCGGACGATCGCCTGGAAGAACGGGTCGAACGCCGAATTCGGCCGGCCGGGCGACTTGATCTCGACCTCGCTGTCGCTGTCGATCTCCATGACCGAGCCGGCCTCGAACCGGTACTGGCCCGGTTCGGGCGCGGCGGCATAGGGCTCGCCGCCCTCGACGCTGACGCCGCCCCCGCCCCCGCCCCCGCCATCGCCATCGCCATAATCCGGCTCGGGCATCGGCTGGGCGCCGCGCGACTTGTAGACGACGGCGATCATCGCCGACATGACGGTCGCGTACAGCTCCGCGTCCGACGCATCCGAGATGGTCTTCAGCGGCTCGATGATCGTCGCCAGCATGCCGACGCCGCGATCCTGCTCGGGCCGCTCGCGCTTGAAGACATGCACGACGCGCGGCAGCGCCAGCTTGCGGTCCCAGGCCTCGATCCGCTCGGGGATCAGCGCGTCGACCGACCGCAGCATCAGGTCGCCCGGATGCTGCTTCAGGATGTGATAGGCGACCGGCGCGCCCATCTGGTCGGTCTCGACGCCGCCGGCGATCTGCCGGCCGGTCGTGGGGTCGATCGCGCCGTCCGCCACGGTCGGCGGATTGCACAGCCGGTCGGCCTCGATCAGCTTCCAGGCGGTGGCATGGACGCGGCCGGGCTGGTCCTCCGGCATGACGCGCAGCTTGACCATGTCGCCCGAGGTGATCGCGCCGCGATAGGCGACGGCCTGGAGCCCATAGCCGGTCGACTTGCGCTCCGCGTCGACGTCCTTGGACGCCATATAGGCATCGAAATCGACCGCCAGGCGACGCTGCCAGGTGTCGACCTCCTCGGGCGTCAGGCCCAGCGCCTCGCCATCGATGGCCGGGATCGCCATCAGGCCCGTGCCGATGGTGAAGGTCACCATCCGGTTGAGGGCGGCGACCGCGATCGGCGCGTTCATCGCCGCGTCGCGCTGCTCGGCGCGCAGGCGATCCGAGCCGGGGATCATGTCCGCATTGGCGGAGCGGCCCCGCGCGAAGAAGCCGCGCCGCTTCTGGCGGTCGCCCTGGCCCCCGCGATAGCCGCCGGTGCCGAACATCGATGTCGACGCCGAGATCGCCGCCCGGCCTGCCAGGCGCTCCGCGCCGGCCCGGGGCGAGAACCAGGCGACGGCCCGGTCGAGGAGATTGGGGCGAACGTCGATCGCCATCAGCGGCTCCGATAGACGCCGCGGCGGACGCGACCGACCGCCGGCAGCCGGACGCCGCCCAGGCTGCGGAGCTTCTCGTCCCAATAGGTCAGGCCGCTCCGGATCTCGCCGAGATCCGCGCGGGTCAGCTCGCGCCCATCGGCGAATTTGACCGACTGGCCAGCCAGCACCGCCTTTTCGGCCTCGAGATAATAGTCGACCCGTTCCTTCGCGACCGCGATCGTGATGCCTTCACCGGCCATGCCTGTCTCCTTCAGCGGGATCGGACGACGCGGATGCCGCGCCGTGCGCCGGATCGTGCGGCCGGGCGGTTGCCGCTGGCCCGGGTGACCACCACGCGCTCGCCACCGGCCGGCGCCGGCGAGGTGGGGTCGGGATCATCCTCCCCGCCGGGTGGCAGGGCGACGGCCGGCGCGGTCGGCCGGGGCGGCCGCGCCCAGGCGGGCACCCGGGCGAGGTTCTGGTCGAGCCCGCAGAGCCGGACCATCACCACCAGCGCGTAGATCAGCAGGTCCCAGGTCTCGTTGCGGACGCCCTCGGGCTTGGTCCAGACGCCCTCGACCACCTCTTCGGCGCGCAGCTCGGCGACGTGCTTCTCATGCGCCTTGTCGGCGAATTCGCGTGGCAGATCGATGAAGGCCGGGCCGGACGTCGGCCGGCGCATCCGGATATCGGCCATGAACTTGAAGCGGTTGACGTTCGGAATGAACAGCTCGCACTCCGGCGCGCCCTTCACCTGGCGCCTGGCGTCGACGGTCGGGCCGGGCAGCAGCAGCTTCTGGGTCGGCTTGCCGCCCTTCAGCAGCGTGATCGCCGTCGCCGGCAGCGCCGCGCGACCCTCGCGCTGGCTGCCCGCCATCATGTCGTGCCACCAGGCATAGGCATTGTCGGTCGCGTCGTCCGATCCGCCCGTGTCGATGCCGGTGCACAGGATCTTCATCAGCCGCGACGGATCGCGCTGGAGCGGATAGCGCCGGCGCAGCACCTTCTCGTACAGCACCGCCCAATGCTCGCGCCGGGTGAAGGGCGACAGCTTGGTGATGCCGTCGGCGAGCGTCAGGATGTCGAAACGGTCGATGATCCAGGCGCGATTGCCGACGCCGTGACCGACGATCATTACCGAGAAGCGGTCGACGCCGAGATCCACCGTGGCGGTCAGCGCCACCACCCCGTCCGGCACCTGCCCGATATGATAGGTGGAGGCGCGGGCGCGCTCGACCAGCGTGTCGACCGTCACCGGCGCGTCTCCGCTCGACCGGGACACGTAATTGCGCCCGACCTTGGTCTGGAAGAAGGACTTGAGCGGTCCCTCGTCCTGATGCTCCTCGAACCGCAGCTCCGCCTGGCGGTACTGGCGGGCCAGCGAGGACCACGGTGCCAGGCCGAAGGTGCCGTCCCACCAGTAGCTGTCGATGCTGTTCGGTTCGAGCAGGCCGGTCTTGCCGGTTTCCGTCTCGACCGCCCAGGACACCGCCGTCTCGCCCTTGCCGACCCAGCGGCCGGTCGCCATCAGCGCCGGCTTCTCGTCCTGGACGTGCGGCCGGCCGCAGGACGGGCAGCAGAGCAGCGCCGATCGGGCGGCCTCCATGGCGGTGCCGGCCTGTTCGAAGCTCAACCGCTCCCACGCCATCTCGAACGGGTCGCGGCATTGCAGGCAATCGACCCACCAGCGTTTGCTGGTGCCCGAGGCGACGAGCGGCTCGATGCCCCGTTTCGGTCCCTTCTTGGGGCTGGAATTGACGTAGAGCTTCCAGCCATAGCCCTGGAAGCTGGTGGTGCGCCCTTCGAACAGCGACACGGCATCGCCCTGGTCGCCGATGTCGTCGGGGAAGTCGTCGTAATCGTCCTGGCGGCCGCGGGAGAACGGGCGGGCGCGGAAATTTGCCCCGGTCGGCCACAGGAAGTGCCAGTCGCAGCCGCGGAACTGCTTGAGGAAGATGTTGTCGGCGCTGGCGCCGGTGAGCTGGCGCTCGGCGACGTCGGGGCATTCCTCCAGCAGCTTGTTGATCTGGGTGGTGACGTAGGAAGCGGTCAGCTCCTTCGTCGGCGCCCAGAAGCCCATGTCGGCCGGATCGTAAATGACCGAATGGAGCTGCCAGTTGTTGCCGACCTCGGACTTGCCCATCTGGCTCGGGCCGATCACCGCCACGATCGAGTAGGGGCTCGTCATCGCGAGGTTGTTGGTCGGCTCGACCAGGTGCTGCATCGGCTCCGGGCTGTCGCGCCACGGGCCGCTGTATGCGCCGGGGTTGCGGAGATGCCGGTGCCGGTTCGCCGCCTCGATCGGGGTGATCTTCTCGGGGAAGCACACCTCGCGAAAGCCGCGCAGGATCACGTCCCGGGCGTTTGCGAACCGGGGCGGCTCCCGTTTCTGCTGCCGGACGAGGGTCAGCGCGCCAAGGCGTGGGTGCGGCTGGGCTGCGCTATCCTGCATCGGTGTCGGCAGGCGCGCCGATCTTCGTGACGAAGGCCGTCAGCCGCTCGGCGATCAGCGTCTCGATCGCCGCCTCCACCTCGCGGCCCAGGTCGAACTTCTTGCGGATCGTCGGGCCGATCGCCTGGAGATGACGGCGCAGCTCGATGGCCGCGTTCATCATCGCGCCCTCGATTTCGTCGGCGCGGCAGAGGCTTCCCATCTTGGTCAGGAAGTCCATCTCGGCCTCGCCGGCCTTGTACTCCTCGTAGCGCTGCTTGCCGGTGAGGTTCAGGCCCTCGTCGCTGCCGACGTCGCCCAGCATCTGGAGGCGCCATTCCTCCAGTTGCCGGCGCCGGATGTCGTCAGGGCCGGAGGCACCGGCGGTCTTTCGGGTGCGATACCAGGCGAGCGCGCCCTTGGCCTCGATCTGATAGCCGACGCCCGGCCGGCCGCGCACCAGCATCCAGTCCGCATCGACCGGCGCGGTCTTCAGGTGCGCCCGCATCGTTTCCGGCGTCACGCCGCACAGCGCGGCGAACTCGTCCAGCGTGACGGTCAGATCATCGGCGGGCTTGGCCTTTTTCGTGGCCGTCTTCGGCGCTGCACGGGGCTTAGGGGCTTTCGCCATGGCACCTCCAGCACCCGCTCAGCGGCCCGCCCGACAACCCAAAGGCGTAACAACAAGGCGTAACGGTTTCGGACACGGGAAACACGCGCGGACCGCGCCTTCGCCCCCCGTATCGGTCCCGATCGCCAGGGAGGACCCAAGGGGGGCCGCTACGGCGGTTGCCTCGAACGTCAGCAAAGCTGCCGCGTGTTGGTCGAATGGTGAACGATATTACACGCCGAATGCCTGCTTACGATGTTATCGCGATATCCATTGCAATGGCATGAGGTTGATCGTGAAACGCGAGTCACAGCGTTGGAGTGATGAAGATGAAGCCGCCCTGCGCGAGGCGATCGCTTACCAGGTGCCTCTTTCGAAGATCGCACAAATCACTGGAAGATCCAGAGCCTCGATCACGTCGCGCGCTCACCAGCTGGGCATCACCGGCCTTACTCAGGGATCGCGCCGACGCCGCAATGCTGTTGCTCAGAGCCTGAGCGAGCTTGAGTAGAAGAGACGAAATCCTTCCGGAGCGTCGCTTGCACCCGTGCAGTCGGGCTCATGTCTTGATGGACAGCGAGTCCGACCAGAAGAGGAGCCATGCGACCACTGTAGAAGATGACGCAGCCGCTCAGCCGCAGCACGGGCCGCGCACGACCGCGCGGACATCCGCAGCGATCTCCTCGACGATATCGGCACGGGCGTCGGACGCGACGACCGACTGCGACGGGCTGTCCATCACATCGGCCATCTCGAGCAACTCGAAGGCATGGATGCGCAGACGATCGCCTGCGCTGTAGAACCGGGCCCGCGACGGCACGAAGCGTCGCGACGGGGATGCGGCCATCGCCATCTCCGATCAGGAATTTTGAGTAACCGCAGGACACCCTCCGGCGCGCATGGCCGTGGGATTAGTGGCGGGGAGCGCAAGAGCACGAAGCTCCAGATCGTCTAGCCCCAGGGCCGCTCAGGCGGCGGTGCTCTTGCGAGCTGCAGCTTCATCTACATCAAAGGGTGACAGCCGCCAAGCCTCGATTTCCCAGGCATATGACCCGCCGAAGGACACCAGGGCCTTGCGGCCCAGGCCCTTGACCACGGTGCCGACCAAGCCCGCCAGCGAGGGAGCCTCAGCGACCACCACCTGCAACCCCGCGGCGAAGTCCCGCCGCTCAGCGCGCAGCGCCTGGAGGCGTTCCCGCGCCGCCCGACGCGCCGCCCGGTCCCGCTCCGCCTGGCGGCGAAGGCCGGCGATGTGGATGCGCTTGGCCTCGGCACGGCTCTCGGCGGTCCGGATGGCCTGGAGGAGCGCGGCCTCCTCCTGCTCGGCCTGGCGCAGGCCGGACAGCTCGCCCGCGCCGATCAGCGGATACCGATCGCCGTCGCGGAACAGGGAGAAAGCAGGATGCGCGCTGGCACCCTCGATCCGCTGATCCATGGCGATTGTCGCCAGCTCGGCCATTGCCGCGACCGGCGCGAAGACGATGGTCGGCAGGATCGGCGCCTCGATCTCGACGACCGGCTTGCTGCCGTCGATCAGGCGACAGCGGCCGGGCTTCTCCCGGCGCAGCGTCCTGCGTGGCGTCCAGGCATCGATCCCGGCCGCCATCAGCGAGTCCGCCAGGGCCAGCGTCCGCCCGCCCGAGGTGCGCAGGATGCACCAGCGATCATAGGCCATCGCGTCAGACCGACGCGATATCGATGGAGATCGCGCGCCACTGACCATCCGGCACCGGCCGCTGGTAGAAGCGGGCATATTCGCGGCTGCCGACGACCCGCATCGACTCCCGGATCGCGTTCATCGCCCGCAGCCAGCGCGGGTCGGTGATGTTGACGCGGAGGAGCATGAGCAGCTCGCTGCGGTTGATCTGGCCCTCCTTCTCGACCGAGAACACGCGGTTGACGATCGCGCGGATCTCGGCGCCGCTGTTGCCCGACCATTCCATCAGGCATTCGTCGATCAGCGCCTTCGCCGCGAGCAGCTCCGGACCGAATTCCGTCCGATCCGCCACGGCAATCTGGATTTTCCGGCAGCCGTTGAACGACGACAACGTGATGTTGCCCTTCTTGCCGCCGATGAAGGCGCCATGCTCCTGCGCCAGCAGCTTCTGGAACGCCGCCACCTTGTCGAACGTGCTGGCCCGGAAGGTCGCGATCAGCGCACTGACCTGCTCGGCCTCCTCGATGATCTCTCGGACCATCTCGTCCATCAGCCAATCGATCGGCTTGACCATCTCGATCGGCACCAGATTGGTCTTGGCATCGCGCAGATACAGCGCGCCGCCCACCTCGACCGCGTCGGGATGCGCCCGCGCGCTCACGCCGCGATCGCCGTCGATTGCGGGTCGAGAAGCAGGCCGCGCACCTTGGCGAGCGCGTCCTCCGCGCGGTGGCCGCGCTCCACCGCGTCCAGGAGCTTGCCGAAGTCGACTTTCCCCATCGTGACGCCATCTTCGTCAGCGGCCGCTGCGATCTTCCGCATGGCCTCGATATCGTACCGCATTGCTGGTCCCGCTCAGTTCACCTCGCGATTTGCCAGGATCAGCGGGACGATCGGCAGGTGCTTATTTGTGCAGGGGTGCACATTTAGTTTGCCCAGCGGCTGGGCGTGGCTCCAGCCACGCTGACCGAGTGTATCGGCGATCAGGACGCGGCAGCGGTGCGCGTCCCGGATGCGGATGCCGCGACGCGAACCGACGTCCCGCTCGATCGCGCCGATGCGGACGAGCTGATCGACGAGCTGGCGCACCCTTGATCCGGTGACATGCGGGCGCATACCGCGTCCGATCTCGCCATAGCTCGGGCTGGTGCCGGTGCGTTCGATCCGCTCCATGATGTACGCCAGGGCCTCAATGCGCCGCGGCGCACCGTGGAAGGCGGATGGCTCCCCCACAATTCCTCCATGACACCCCCGTCACGGAACATAGGGGGAATTGCACCGCGTCGCCAGCGCCACGAACGGCGCGCCGTCCCGCTGCGGGCATGCTACCATAGCGATGCTGGAAGCCGGCTGCGGCCGTGATCGTCGGTGACCTTCAGGAGGAGCGGTGCTCGCCGCTTGCCCCAATCCTCCGCCCCGGAAGTCGAGGCGCGGCGGACACCTCGTCCGCCGCGCTGGACATTTCCCCTCCTATGAGTGGGCCAGCCGGGGCGGATATACCCCAGCGATACCCCACCTAGAGAGGAGCGGCCTTGCGCAGCGCATCGTTCAGCCGGGTCTGCCAGCCAGCGCCACCTGCCCGGAAATGGTCCAGCACGTCGCGATCCAGCCTGATCGTGACCTTCTCCTTGTCCGAGCCTTTCGGCCGGCCGCCACGGTTCACCACCTTGCCAGCGACCTTCACCGTCGCGGCATCGAATTGCGCGGAGGAGATTTCAGGGAAGTCGTCCGGATCAACCCACGGTTCGATAGTAGTCATTCGCCTCACCCTTGGTTGCCAAGCGCATCGAGATGATGTGCTGGTCATCGCCACGATCGGTCCAGACAATCACCACGACCTTGCTGCCGAGAAGGCCGATGGAAACGATCCGCACCTCACCATAGTCGAAGCGGTCATCCTCAAACTCGACCGTGACACCGGCGAACACCTTGCCTGCGTCCGCAAAATCGAGGTTCCGTTCCCGAAGGGTGACGGCGCGTTTCGCAGGATCGAAGGTGATTGCCATGAGGTTTTTGTAGGTACAAAAACGATGGTGGTCAAGAGGTTCTTGTCATCCCAAAAACTACTGCGCGGCCACATCCTCCGCCGCGCGCTTCTTCTCCCCTCGTACAACAAGGCTGGATGAAGCGGATGTACCCCATCGATACCCCAAGTAAGGCTGCGGCTTCCAATGTCCGGTATTGGGAGGTCAGCGGAAGCTCGAATAGGCTATCTCGAATAGGGTAACAGGAACTATTCCCAAGGGAAGCGCGACCATCAACCATAGTGCCGGCTTAATCCAACGAGGCATGGATCGATACCGGTAGAGGATGAATCCTGACGCTGTCCCCAAACTGATCAGGAACGGTCCACTGTAAACGAGCCGAATTGAGTGATCAGGATTGCGAGGAAAAGAACCCAAAGCTGCCATAATCAGCATGCCGACGACGGTGACTAACGCCAACCCAAGCAACGTGTCGAGCAATTGCCGCTTCACCAATTGCCCCACCCCTCCGGCGTTCTCAATCCGGTCCTGTTCCTGTTTGAATAGTGTTATGCTTTCATCCATACGGAAAGCATGAACGTGCGGGCGAATGTCCGCAAGTGGGCGATTGTGTTGAAAAACTCTCGAGACCCCGATGGTGAGCCCTCACCACGAAACTATATATTATCTACCGAATGGTAAGCGTAACCTAACTGCGCAATGATGAAGGCCCATGTAACAGAATTGCGCG